CTTCACACATCAGCTTCTAAAGTTGTTGCGGAAGTGTCTCTGGTACCAGTTGCACGTGGCGAAGCTTTCCGTGGTGTTCTGTTCTACAATGCACCTCTCGCAGCAGAATGGAGATACTTCGACGCACCATTCACAGCAACAGGTCTGGTCGTAGCACCTCCAGGTGCGTAATACACCTCGTTCTTTTGAACACGATAAATACCCGCGAAAGCGGGTATTTTCGTTTTAGGGGCTGGAAGTGGACATCGATCGCGTTAAAAAGCTAGCAGGAATCTCCGATGAAGACAAGAAGCGTGAGGAAGTCGCTGTAACCGGCGTTCCACACGATAATATCCTTGACAAACTCGTATCGTTCATCCAGCAAAAGCAAGGGAAAATCACACCAGACGATCTCAAGATGTTTGCTATGAAGTCCAAACAGAACGAAGATAAGGTGATGGAAGCAGCGTTTGAACTGCTTGGAGCACTCCTCAAAGGTGTTGGAAAGCACAAAGACTCACCTGACACTGACTTCGATCAGGCAGAACTTGAGAAGGGTGTTCAAGTCGAAAAAGAACACACGAACAACGAATACGTAGCAAAGATTATTGCCAAGGATCACCTCAAAGAAATTCCTGACTACTATGCCCGTCTAACCAAGATGGAAAAGAGTGCTGACTAATGACAACCTGCGTTGAACAACCTGATGGTACGTTTTGTCCAGAGCCTTCTGACTGGTCAACGTGTCGTCCTTGGGACATCACAGAACAAAATAAGCTTAATTGCTATGCAGACAGCATCATCAACGAAACGTTGAATATCGCTGGTGCAAAGATCAATGTCCGTAAGCTGTTGGGTGTTCAAGAACAGACATCGCTTGTTGACCTTGCTGTAAACGGCACAGCAATTTCAGGCGGTGATTGGGCTGGATATCCTGCTGCAAATGCTTTTACAACGCTGGCAACAGAGTGGCGTTCACACCAAGGTGGAAGCTCAGCAATTCTTGCATCGGCTTACATTGGATATGACTTTGGTATTCTTCGCATCGACAACGGTCGTCAGCGTTATGGCATTGACACGAGCATTCGTCACCAGATCACAACAATCCGCATCAAGCAGTCTGCTAATCCAAACTATCGTGTAACAAAAGTACGAGTTGAGCGTTCAACAGACGGACTGAATTGGTTTGGTGTTGCAGTGATTACTCTGCCGAACGACGACAATCTGAACACAATCTCGTTCAAACACTCAGTACCAAATCGTTACTGGCGTCTCCGTCCTATTGAATTTGTAGGTGGTGCGACAGACTCGTGGGGCGTTCAAGCTCTTGAGTTGCACAACTACATGGCATCAGCACAAGACAACATCCAAGACAAAATCTGGATGGAAAACCGCAACAGAGACTATGCAACATCGTGGATTACGATGAAGGGCTACTATGCTCTTGTCACGCCAGAACTGGACATCACAAAGTTTATGGCAGAGCTTGGTACAACAGCGGACTACCGCATCAAGATTCCTTTCTCCGCATGCGTTTCAGCGCTCGGTCGTCCGATCATCATTGGTGACTACCTCGAGCTTCCAAGTGAAGCCCAGTATACGCCAACACTTGAGAAGCGTAAGCGCTATCTTGAGGTTACAGATGTAACGTGGGATCCTGAAACATACACACCGGGATGGATGCCGCTGATGCTGTTGATTACGGCTAAGCCTGCAATCGCTTCGGAAGAGACACAACAAATCTTTGGTGATCTCGCACGGAAAACTGATGATTCTGGTCTGTTCGACAACGATGACGGCAATAACAAAAACTATCAGGACTACAGCACGATCGAACAAACGATTGACCAAGAAGCTCGCACAGCAGTTCCAGAACGTGGTGCCGAAGGATCGAACGTTATTCGAGAGTTTGAAGAGTCGGAGATTGCACAAGCCGAAGCTGACGGCGTCCCACACATCACAAAGATTGGTTTCAACAGGACTGGTGTCTATGTGGAAGATGCAATTCCTCAGAACGGCATTGAGTACACCGAAGGAACAACGTTCCCAGCAAACCCTGCTGATGGCGACTACCACCGACTTGTATATACGGGCTTGGCAAAAGACGTTCCTGCTCGTCTGCATCGCTGGTCAACAACAAAGGGTCGTTGGGTGTATCTTGAGACCGATCGTCGTGCACAATTTAATCTAACGCAGCCTGTATTGAATGAGTATCTAATGAGCTCAACCAAGAAACCCGCAGGAGAAATTAAGTAATGGCTATTCCTAAAACCGCATACTACTACGATCATCAGATCCGAAGCTTTGTTCTTCAGTTCATGGCTGTGTTTGCTGGAATGCAAGTACAGGTTGGAAAACTGAAAACAGGTGGGACAGTAACTACACCAGATCCAACGTGTGAAGATCCAAACGCAACAGCAGAAATACCTGAGGTGTTGGATGAACGTTTGATCAGTATCCCCATCCACTACGGACATTCCGATCGTGTTGTTGCCGCAATCCTTACTGAAAATGTCCAGACAAAGCCAATCCGCTTGCCTGTGATGAGCGCTGTGATCAAAGGGATTAAGATTGCACCTGATCGCATGCACGGTCAACTTGTGGAACGTAGAAACGCATACGTTCCGGTTGGCGGTCTTGTGCCTGACGACATCAAGGTTGTTCACCAGTATATGCCTGTTCCTTATGACTTGACGATGGAGCTTGCAATCTATGCAAGCAACACGGAACAGCACTTCCAGATCCTGGAACAGATTTTCATGCTGTTCAATCCACAACTGACAATCCAAAAGAGCGATGCTCCATTTGACTGGACACGGATGACGAAGATCACTCTTGAAGATGTCAACTATGACACGAATTACCCTATTGGCACAGATCGTCGCATCATTCAAAGCAACCTGTCTTTTGAGATGCCGGTTTGGATTGCCTCTCCTGCGGATGTTCGCAAAGACTTCGTGGAGAAGATTTACGTTAGAATTGGTGCGGTTAGTAATGCCGCTCTCACCAATTATGACATCATTGCTGAGCTCGATCGACAGGGGATTAACTACGAGCTTTGGTTCGATGCGGATGACCTGAATATTCAGTGAAATCTGGGTCTAACTGATAAATATCATTAAACGTTTACTACGTAGGAGTTTATTATGGCTAATCTCGTTAGTCCCGGCGTTTCGGTAACAGTCACGGATGAAAGCTTTTTCATTCCTGCTGCTGCACGAACAGTCCCTCTAATTTTCATTGCGACGGCCGCTGAGAAAACACAACCTGATGGTGTGACAGCTGCTGCTGGTACTTACGAACACGATGTGATTCGTACAGTGACCTCGCTCAAGCAAAGCACAGAGCTTTATGGTATTCCTCGTTTCTTGACAGACACGAATGATGAGCCACAACACGGCGATGCACGTAACGAATACGGTGTGTTCGCTCTTAACCAGTTCCTTGGAATTGGTAATCTTGCTTATGCAATTCGTGCAAACGTCAACCTCGACGACAGCATCACAAGCCTCCGTGCAATTTGGGATACCAAGATGCAAGAGGCAGCGTTCGTTCTTGAGAACCTCGCTAATCAGTTTCTGAACGAGTACAACCAATCGAATGGTTACACACCAACGAGCGGTCAAGGTGTTGCAACGTTTGGTGCAATCACAGCTGGCTCAGGTTATGTTGCTGGCACATACAGCGCTGTTCCACTAACAGGTGGCACAGGTACTGGTGCTACAGCAGACATTCGTGTTAACACGCTCGGTGTCGCAACACTTGGTGTAATCACTCCTGGCGCATTGTACACAGACGGCGTGTACACCAACGTTCCACTAACAGGTGGAGCAGGAACTGGTGCACAAGCAACAGTAACAGTTGTAGGTGGTGCAGTGACAGCAGTCACGATCACCAACCCAGGTAACAACTATGTCGTAGCTAACGTACTGTCAGCAGCCGCAGCAAACATCGGTGGCACAGGCGCTGGTTTCAGCGTTCCTGTCGCAACTGTTACTGGCACAGGTGTTGTAACATCCGTCACACTGGTAATGACAGGTACGGATTACACAGCTCTTGACGTGCTGTCAGCAGTCAACACATTCCTCGGTGGCACAGGTTCAGGTTTCAGCATTCCAGTTGCAACTGTAACAGCTGGTCTGTACAGAACAACAGTAACTGTCACAGAACTGCTCAGTCTAACTGAGCAAGCAACAGCTGATGTGTGGGATTTCTCCTCATTCTCAGCACTGAACGAATCACCAAGCTTCGACTTCATGGGCGACCATACAGCTGCTCCTTACGACGTGTTTGCTAACGGCTACAACGTCGCAGCAACTGGCACATACCTTGGTTTTGAAGGTATCGCTCTTGACTGGGAAGCAAACTTGCTTGGTTCGACAGTTGGATACGAAGATGAGTTCTCACCATCAGAAGCTGGTAACACACTTCTCGGTGCATCGGACGACTTCAAGTACACAACTCAGTTCTTGAACAAGACAAGCCTTGGTGCAAACGATGCAGCTCGCAGGTCAGCAATCGTCACAGCACTACAAGCTACAATCAACAGCAACACAGACATTCGTAGCGATATCTACGAATACAACTTGATCCTCTGCCCTGGCTACTTTGAAGTGGTCGATGAGATGGTGAACCTATGCGTTGACATCGAAGAGGAAGCAATGGTTGTTGCTGACACACCAATGACAATGGATCCAGACGCAGTTGTGTCGTGGTCCGCAACCGTTGCACGTGTTTCGTCACGCAACGTTGCATACTACTACCCACATGGTCTTGCATCAAACCTGGACGGCGTTGACGTATTCATTGCTGCATCGGGCATCGCTCTTCGCACAATGACATACAGCGACGAAGTTGCTGAACTATGGTTTGCACCAGCAGGAACACGTCGTGGTCTGATCTCTGGCGTAAGCAACGTCGGTTATGTCACAGGAACACTTGGCACACCAACAACGTTCAACGAAGTTGCATTGAACCTTGGTCAGCGTGACAACTTGTACAAGTACTTCACCAACATCAACCCACTTGTGTTCTTCCCAACAAGAGGCCTGTTGGTTTGGGGTCAAAAGACATCTGCACCAGACGCAAGCGCGCTTGATCGTATCAACGTTGTACGTTTGGTGATGTATGTCAAGCGTCAACTGCGTAAGAATACAATGAGCTTTGTGTTTGAACCAAATGACCAATTGACACGGGACAACCTGAAAGCAATGGTAGATTCATTCCTTGGCGACCTGATTGTCAAGCGTGGTTTGTATGACTTCGCAACAGTTTGCGATGAGTCAAACAACACGCCTGATCGTATCGACAGAAACGAGATGTATATTGACGTGGCTCTGAAGCCAGTCAAGGCAGCTGAATTCATTTACATCCCAATCAGAATTGTTGCAACGGGCGCTGAAATCTAATAAATAGGTCTAGAACAGGAGAAAAACGTGGCTACAATTAACGACATCGGTATTCCAGGAGTAGGTTCAGGTATCCTACATCCGCGTCATAAGAACAGGTGGCGTGTGACGTTTGCTAACCTCGCGGGTGGTGTGGATTCACAACCACTGTCGATGCAAGCAAAGCGTGTCAAGCGTCCTGTACTGACCTTCGAAGAAATCGAACTACACCGTTACAATTCGCGTGCATGGGTTGCTGGTAAGCATAACTGGGAACCAATCACAATGACGGTTGAGGACGACGTCAAGGGCTCAGCATCACAAGTCATCCAAGGACAACTCCAGAAGCAGCAGTGGCTGATTGGCGCAGAAGGCCAATGGCTTGCAGCAGCTGGTGAAGGTTCCGCTTACAAGTTCGTCACATACCTCGATCTGCTCGATGGTAACGACCAAGTAATTGAAAAGTGGACAGTTGAAGGTTGCTGGTTCACGAACGTTGATTACGGTGAAGTTGACTATGCGGT